AAAAGGCGGAAAAGTTGGCCGCAAAAAGAAATAATAGGTGTAGCGAATGACCACTTCTAACAGTCAAGATTTCCAATTAGATGTTGCAGAATACATCGAAGAGGCGTTTGAGCGTTGTGGCTTAGAGGTTCGTACTGGTTACGACCTTAAAACTGCGAAGCGTTCTTTAAATCTATTGTTGGCAGATTGGGCAAACCGCGGCTTAAACCAGTGGACCATCAAAGAACGTTCTTTGGCCTTGGTCCAAGGCACTGGGGAATACAATTTAAGCGCCGATATAATTGACGTTTTATCGGTGGTTATTCGAAGAAACGGCACCGACTATGCGCTAGAGCGTTTAAGTCGTGACGAGTATTTGACTATTCCCACAAAAACTACCGAAAGCCGTCCAAATCAATTTTTCTTAGACCGGCAGTTAACACCAAATCTAAAGCTATGGCCTGTTCCAATCAACAGCACGGATGTTATTTACTACAACGCGCTTACTAGGATGGACGATGCCGATATTTACACCAACACAATGGACATGCCTTTTAGGTTTTATCCGTGTTTGGCCGCAGGTTTAGCTTATTACATTGCCTTAAAAAGGGCACCGAACCGCGTTCAGATGTTAAAAGCATCTTACGAGGAAGAGTTCGACAGAGCGGCAACGGAAGATAGGGACCGTTCTTCCTTTAACGTCGTACCTCGGTACGAATATTACAGGACAAGCTAATGGCTAAGTTTGCATCTGGTAAAAAATCATGGGCAATATCGGACCGGTCTGGTTTTCGTTATCCGTACAAGGTAATGAAGCGTGAGTGGAATGGCTTGCTTGTGGGTCCGGATGAATATGAACCCAAACAACCCCAGCTTGGACCTTTTAGAACAGTATCTGATCCGCAAGCTTTACAAAATGCTCGCCCCGATTCACCGAATCCAACAAGTGCGTTCTTGGTAATAACCACAAACGGCATTGTTTATTTGGGTGGTGGCAACTGGGCAACGGCTGGAACGGCTGAAATGCCCTCTGAATTAGAGATAACGGAGGCTTTACAGGGCGGTGTAGGCACAGTATCGGTGGTAACAACATGAGTTTTACATACGCAGAGTTAAAAACAGCCATACAAGACTATACAGAAAACGATGAAACGTCTTTTGTAAACAATCTTCCTATTTTTATACGTCAGGCGGAAGAACGTATACTTAAAAACGTGCAATTAAGCCTTTTCCGTAAGAATGTCAGCGGCAATATGTCGCAGAACAACCAGTATTTGGCTTGTCCTAGCGACTTTTTAGCTCCTTTTTCGTTATCTTTTGTGGATGCTAACAGCGACAAGACGTTTTTAGAGTTTAAAGACACCGATTTTGTACAATCTTTCAATCCCGACTCTACAACTACGGGAGACCCGCGGTTTTACGCTGTTTTTGACATAGATAACTTTATTTTGGGGCCTACACCTTCCGCAGGAAGTGCTGTTGAGCTTCATTACTTCTACAGACCGGCTAGTTTAACGGCTGGGGCTGAAGGCGCTACGACATGGTTGAGTGAAAATGCTCAAATGGCCATGTTGTATGGTAGTCTTATAGAAGCTTATATATACATGAAGGGCGAACAAGATATAATGGCCCAGTATGAAAAAAGATTTGCTGAAGCGATGACAGGTATGAAGATGCTTGGTGAAAACAAAGAAGTAACCGATGATTATCGCACCGGTATGCTGGTGAGGCCTAAACAATGAGTTTCCCGGCACTTGAAATGAACCCTGACTTTAAGGTGGAAGTACACACCACTCAGAACCGGGGTTTTACACCAGAGGAAATTGCAGAACGTTGCGCTAACAAGATTATATCTATTAGCGATTCTGCAAACCCTGCAATACAGGCACAAGCACATGCCTTTCGTCAACACATTGTAAAGGTTTTAGAATTTTACATGCGTGAGGCAATAAAAAGTGATAGAACAACCGTGTACAACGCGATACTTGATTCTGGTAACCAAGAACTTGCGGAACTAATTAGGAGACTGTAACCATGGCTTTCACTGGAAACTTCATGTGTACCTCGTTCAAGAAAGAGCTTTTGTACGGTGTTCACGATTTTGATAACTCATCGGGCGATACGTTTAAAATCGCTCTGTATACTAACTCGGCTTCGTTTACTGCGGCTACTACCGCGTACACTACTTCAAACGAAGTAAGTGGTACGAATTATACTGCGGGAGGTGGTGCGTTAACCAACGTCGATCCTACTTCATCCGGAACTACGGCACTTACGGACTTTGTAGACGAAACGTTCTCAAATGCCACAATTACGGCACGTGGTGCGTTAATTTATAACACTACGCCTAATACTACGTCGCTTTCGGTAACCAACCCAACAGTAGTTGTTTTAGATTTTGGAGCCGATAAAGCGTCTACGTCAGGCGATTTTACTATTGTATTCCCAACCGCCGACGCAAGTAACGCAATTATTCGGATAGCGTAATGGCTGGGATAGTCGTCGCATTCAAGGGCTGGAACTCTTCCAGTCAAGGGTGGGGCGGAGCTACGTGGGGACAAGATCAAGCTCTCCCCGGAGCAACTGGAACGGTAGGTACTGTATCTATAAATGCAGAAGCTAACGTCCCGGTAACCGGATTATCGGCAACAGGCTCAGTGGGTTCTGTTACGGTAACCGCAGATGCAAACGCAAACGTTACGGGCGTGGCGGGAACAGGTGCAGTAGGCGCGGTAAGCGTTACAGGCACCGCAGTTGTTTCAGTCACAGGAATAGCCGCTACAGGGGCTGTTGGTTCAGTAACCGTTTCTGCCGATGCCAATGTTTCCCTTGTAGGTGTTTCCGCAACTGGTCAAGTTGGCGCTGTTACTACAACAGCGGATGCTAATGTACCTGTTACAGGCCTAGCCGGAACAGGGGTTATTGGCTCAGTGACGGTAACCACGGGTCAAGCGGTAGAAGTAGTAGGTGTTAGCGGAACAGGATTAGTTGGCAGTCCCACAGTAGCTGCGGGTGCTGTCGTAAATGTAATAGGAGTCAGCGCAACAGGTGTTGTCGGAAATGTACTGGTCTACTCTAACATTGTCCCGGATCAAAATCCGGGTTATAGTGAGATAGATGTAACCCAGTCGCCGTCATGGTCGGAGGAAGAACCCACCCAGAGCGCAAATTGGACGCAAATAGCAGCGTGAGGAATTAAAAATGCCAAGTACCTATACAGTTAACCTCGGTATTGAAAAACCGGCCACTGGTGAGCAGTCGGGTACATGGGGTGATACTACAAACGTCAATTTTGATATATTAGATCAAGCAATTAATGGTGCCGCACGGGTAACCCTTTCAAGTGCGGGGTCTTCGGGTTCACCAAATGCCCTTATTATAACCAATGGTGCGGCCTCTGATGGGCGCAACAAGTGGATTGAATTCTACAGTTCCGGCGATCTTGGTGGTGATGTTTTTGTACAACTCCAACCAAATGACGCTGAAAAAATAGTTTTTATACGAAATAGTCTGGCAGGTAGCCGGTCTGTTTTGCTTTTCCAAGGCACCTATAACTCTGGTAGGGATTTAGAAATCTCCGCGGGCGTTGATATGGTCGTCAAGTTTGACGGTGGTGGCGCTTCTGCTGCTAACGTAACAGACGTTTATAACAATCTAAAAGTAACCGGCCTTGTCGCAGGTACTGCCGACATTAATGGCGGAACTGTTGATGGCACCGTTATTGGCGGCGCATCCGCAGCCGCTTTGACCGCTACTACAGTTGTTGCTAACACCAGCGTTAATATCGCGGGTGACGGTGCTACTGTAACCGGGATTAAAGACGAAGATAACATGGCGTCAAACAGCGCCACAAAACTAGCTACTCAGCAGTCTATTAAGGCTTATGTTGATAGCCAAGTAGGCACAGTTGACACTTTAGCCGAGATTTTGGCTAACGGTAACACTACCGGATCAACTGATATTGATGTAGATGCTGCTCAAAAAGTACAATTCCGCGATGCCGCTATATACATTAACTCTAGTGTTGATGGACAGCTTGATATTGTAGCTGACACTGAAATTCAGATTGCTGCAACGACGATTGATATTAATGGTGCGATTGTTGCCAGTGGTGAAATCTCGGCGGCTTCTTTAGACATCTCAGGTGACGTTGATATTGACGGCACTTTAAACGTAGACGCTATCGACATTGACGGCGCGGTCCAACTAGATAACACACTTACCGTAGGTGTTGATGACACGGGTTACGACGTTAAGTTTTACGGTGCAACCGGTGGCGCTTACATGCTTTGGGATGAGTCAGCAGATGACTTGATTCTAGCAGGAGCGGCAGGGCTTTCTGTAGCGGGCGTAACCACACTAGCATCCCTTGTAGCCACCACAGCAGACATCAACGCAGGCACCATAGACGGCACAGTCATCGGCGGCACTACGGCTGCGGCTGGTAGCTTTACTACTTTCACCTCAACAGGCATAGATGATAACGCTACGTCCACAGCTATTACGATTGATAGTGGTGAAAACATAGGGGTTAACGTAACGCCAGAAAAATCTACGGGCACATGGCGCAACTTTGAAGTTGGTGGTGCAAACTTATCTCATCGTTCTAGCGGTGCTAATGATGCGATGTTAGGCACTGGTTTTGTGTTTAAAACTGACAACTCTGAAGTGTATAAGAACTCTGAGGCTGTTAGCCGTTTGTTCTTTAATAACAATGTTATGTCTTTTCAGCAAGCAGGGTCAGGCACAGCAGGAAACGCGATAAGTTGGTCAACACCACTAACCATAGCCTCAACAGGTGCGGCTACGTTTAGTTCTAACGCCAGTGCAGATAGTTTTGGCTTTACGCAAAATTCGACGGCAACTGGAATACAAGACGCAATATTTAGGTCTACAACAGGTCGCATAGAAGTTAGAGCGGGAAATGTTGATGACCTGCTTGTTATTGACGGAACAAACGGTGTTATTGTTAATGATGGAGGAGCAAACCGTGACTTCCGCGTCGAGTCAGACACCAACACTTATGCGCTGTTTGTTGATGCGGGGGCTGACCATGTAAATATCGGTACGTCTTCCGATTTTGGGCAGCGTTTGAACGTCAACGGGGGTATTGGCCTTGCAACTGATCCAACGGTAACGTGGACTAGCAACTATTTGAAGTTCCAGACGCGCTCTGCATCTGTACCAGTCATTGAGTTTTTGGCGAGTACCTCGGGTAATTATGCCCCAAGAATTGACGTAATGAATGGAGCAGGCACCGTCCAACATAGAATTGATGCGGGAGGTGCAACTACTTTTAACGAAACAGGCGCAGACAACGACTTCCGCGTTGAGTCTGACGGTCAAACTCATATGCTGCACGTTGATGCGTCGGCAAACGCTGTTTTCGTTAAAACTGCGTCAATATTTAATAATTCGGCTCTATCCGTTGGCGGTACGATCGGCTTTAATGGTCAGACGGCTGGAACTTACAACGACTCTATAGGCTGGATTGACTTTACGGACGCAAGCAACCTTCTTAGGCTGCATTCAGGGAGTGATGCCGGTGAAAGCTCCGCACTAGAAATTAGCACTAACGTAAACGGCGCTCAATCCGATGCAATTACTGTTGATTCCGGCGGTGTTATTATTATTAACCAAGACAGCAAAGCGGAACGAGACTTCCGCGTTGAGTCTGACGCAGATACTCATATGTTGTTTGTTGATGCTGGCAATAACAGCGTAGGAATTGGCACGGCTGCAACGGGTTCAACGGCTCTAGTTGTTCAAGCAAGTTCTGGCGCAGGCGCTATTTCTATTATTGGGCGCGCTAGTGGCGGTATTGGTACTCTTTCGTTTTACGATGACAACGGCACTTCTAATGTGGGTTATCTACAAGGAAGAGCAGACGATAACGAGTTTAGGCTTTGGACTACGACCGCTGACACTTTGTCTTTAGGTCAAAACGATGCTGACCGCCTTCAAATTAATAACGAGGGTATAATAACTAAAGACGGTCATTTAGGTAACTCTTACACTAATTCTCACCCTTATTGGGTAATTTCAACCTTTAACGACAACGCCACTGTAACAAGCGGGTCTCTGACTATGAGTACCTCTACGAATGAATGGCAACCGGGAATTTTTAAAGTTTCTGCGGCAAGTATTGACACAGATCAAAGTGATCCGGGTGCTGCTGTTTGGTATGTAAGAGCTGGTTTTAACGGTCAAAGTGCTGGCGTTATTAATATAACCACAGGCTTTGAAGATAATTCCACCATGTCACTAGCCGTAACAGCGACTACCGTAAGCACAACTTCTGTTCTTTTAAACTTTGTTGTCACAGGAACAGGGAACCGAACAGTAGGGTCTGTGGAAGGATTAGCTTACGGCAAAATAATAGACTCAGCGAGGACTGGATAATGACGACTTGGACAATTGAAGAAATGGACTGTGAAAACACCGCAGGACAAACAAATGTGGTAGTAAAGGTTGTTTGGAAAGTGTCTGAACCAGATGCCAAAAACACGGCATGTTGTACAAAAAATACTTCGTTCACCTATACAGCAGGGGGTTCTTTTACGCCATATGAAGATTTAACTCAAGCCCAAGTATTAGGTTGGGTTCAAGATAGTCTTGGCACTGCTGGCGTATCTTTTTATGAAACGCTTTTAACGGATCAACTAGCTATTTATGCTGAAAGGTTTCCAGAGGACACGGGCAAGGACATTTTTTGCGAGGCTACTTACGTCCCAGAACAACCGACCCCGTT